CTATGGGACCACAATGTTATAAGGATAAAGAAAGATATCCTGAGGGCCCGTGGTGCAAGGTCAATGATTGGGTAATGTTTGCGCGTTACGCTGGATCAAGGATCAAGATAGATGGCGGAGAAATGCGTCTTCTAAACGACGACGAAGTGTTAGCAACAATAGACAGTCCAGAGGACATATTGCATGAGTTTTAATCATAGGAAGGAGTAAACTATGCCAGAAGAAAATAAAACTGTTGATATAGATACATCAGGTCCTGGTGCAGAAGTTAATCTGCAGGAGGAAAAAAACGAAAACGAAATCGAGGTAGAAAATGAAACAGTTGAGAACAATACTGAGTCCAATGATTCATCTGAGAAATCTGATGAGCAGTTGGATGTTCGAGACGATGCGAACAATCAAGAACAAGAAAAAACGAAACAAGAAGAAGTAAAACAGGACGAAGAAAAATTAGAAGAATATAGTAAAGGTGTTCAATCACGTATTGCTAAACTTACTCGTAAAATGAGAGAAGCAGAACGTAGAGAACAAGCTGCTATAGAATACGCTAAGTCGGTTGAAGAAAAAAGAAAACAAGATTATTCTCGTTTTCAAAAAACAGACTTAGATTATTTAGAAAAATTTGAGAAAAATGTTAGTGCTGGATTAGAATCTGCAGAGCGAGAACTTGCAGTAGCTATCGAGACACAAGATGCAAAAGCTCAAATTGCAGCAAATAAAAGAATAGCAGAACTCTCTTTTGAGAATGCTAGGATTAAACAAGCAAAACAAAGTAAAGAACAGGTTAGTACAGAACAATCTGTACAATCTGCTGACAGTGGAAACATTGCACAGCCTCAACCTGAAAGTACACCAATGCCAGATGCGAAAGCGGAAGCTTGGGCTGCTAAAAATGAGTGGTTTGGAAGTAACAGAGCCATGACTAATACAGCTATAGCACACCATCAAGATCTGGAAAGTGAAGGTTATGACACTTCTTCACAGGACTATTATAAAGAAATAGACCGAAGAATGAAAGTTGACTTTCCTGCTAGATTTGGTAATACTACAGAAGAGAAAACGTCCACTCCCGTGCAAACGGTTGCATCGGCTTCACGAAGCGTAAAACCTGGACGCAAAACTGTGAGACTCACTTCTTCTCAAGTAGCAATAGCTAAAAAATTAGGAGTGCCACTCGAAGACTACGCAAAACAATTAAAACTCACGAAGGAGGCATAAGCGTATGGAAAAAGAAAATAAAACTACTTCTCGTGCGAGTCAAACTAGGTCAAAGACTGAAAGGCCAAAAGTTTGGGTCCATCCGTCAGCTCTAGACGCACCCCCTGCACCTGATGGTTTCAGGTATAGATGGATAAGAGCAGAAAGCGTTGGCTTTCAAGATACGAAAAACATATCTGGAAGATTAAGAGAAGGATATGAACTAGTAAGATCTGAAGAAGTCGAAAATGCATCTGACTATCCGACCGTTGAAGACGGGAAATACAAGGGAGTTGTTGGAGTTGGAGGCCTTCTACTTGCGAAGGTACCTGAAGAAATCGCGAAGCAAAGACAAGCGTATATGACTGACCGTCATAAACAAAGAGACGAAGCTGTAAGAAACGATTTAATGAAGGAGCAGGATAGTAGAATGCCGATCAATGTTGAAAGGCAATCTCGTGTAACCTTCGGTGGTACTAAGAAATAATTTTTTAACTATTTCTAAATCACTGGATTAAATTAAACCGTACCTGTCCGTAGGATAGGTGCATATGGAGAAACAACTATGGCAAATAAAAACACTCAAGGTTTTGGTTTGATTGCTGCAGGAACGCTTGGTTCAACACCAGCGACTTCTGGTCAGGGCAAATACAAAATCGATGCGGGTTATGCAACTACCATTTTTAATGGTGGTGCTGTTGCTTCTGCTGCTGGTTACATCGTTGAAGGACAAGGAACTGCGACTCCTATCCTAGGCGTACTTAACGGAATATTCTACAACGCGGCTACAACTTTAAAGCCGACGTTTGCGAATCATTACGTTCAAGTAACACCAGCAAACTCAGAAGATATCGATGCATTTGTATTCGATAACCCACAACAACAATATGTAGTAGCAACTGATGATGCAGTAGCACAAGCTGGATATTTAGAAACGTATGATATGAATGTATCTGCTGGTAGTACAACTACTGGTAAATCTTCAGCTACGTTAGATATTGCAGACACAAGTGCTGATGCAGATTCATGGAGATTATTAAGATCTGCTGAAGATCCTGAAAACGATGAAAATGCGGCTTTCAGATCTGTAGTAGTAGTTGCTAATCTAATTGAACTACAATCGTAATAGGAGAATAGGAGATAAATTATGGCTATATCACGATCACAACTAGTTAAAGAACTAGAGCCAGGATTGAATGCACTATTCGGCCTGGAATACAAAAGGTATGAAAATCAGCATGCTGAAATTTATGCCACAGAATCATCTGACAGAGCTTTTGAAGAAGAAGTAATGTTAAGTGGTTTTGCAAACGCACAAGTAAAAGGTGAAGGTTCTGGAGTTTCATTTGATGAAGCACAGGAAACTTTCACAGCTCGTTACACTCACGAGACTGTAGCTTTAGCGTTCGCGATTACTGAAGAAGCAATCGAGGACAACTTGTATGATAGACTTGCGTCTAGATATACAAAAGCTTTAGCTAGATCTATGAGTAATGCTAAACAAGTAAAAGCAGTTGAACCACTAATTCAAGGTCTTCCAACTACGAATGGTTTTGATTCAGGTGACGGTGTTAGTTTATTTAACACAGATCACCCAACAGTGGCTGGTGTTTTTGCTAATACTTTAGCAACTCAAGCTGACCTTAACGAAACTTCATTAGAACAATCTTTAATAGATATTGGTCAAATGAGTGACGAAAGAGGTTTAAGAATTGCTGCTAGAGGAGTAAAAATGATTATTCCTTCTGAGCTACAATTCACAGCTGAAAGATTGATGAAGTCTCAAGGTAGAACTGGAACAGCTGATAACGATATAAACTCAATCGTATCTATGGGAATGATTCCTCAAGGATACAGAGTCAACAACTATTTAACTGACTCAGATGCGTTCTATATCATTACAGACGTGCCTAACGGTATGAAAATGTTTAACAGAGCACCATTGACTACAGCTATGGAAGGCGACTTCGATACTGGCAATGTAAGATACAAAGCTAGAGAAAGATACTCTTTTGGAGTTTCTGACCCTAGAGGTATCTTTGGCGTTGAAGGTGTATAATTAATACTTTTTTTGTGGCGGGACATTGTTCCGCCACAATTGACAAATAGAAAGACAAAACCATGAAAA